CCTCCAGAGGAGGAGCGTGATATTATTGAATCACAGATAAAACAAAAGTGGTCAGGCAGTAGCAATGCAGGTAAGTTTATTCTAGCCTTTAACGATAGCAGCGACAGCGCAGCTAGCATTGAGCCAGTCCAGTTAAGTGAGGCCTCAGCACAATACGAGTTTTTAAGCCGTGAGAGCCAGCAAAAGGTATTGGTAGGACACCGCATTACAAGCCCTATGTTATTTGGTGTTAAAGACCAAACAGGGTTAGGTAATAATGCTGATGAGATTAAAACGGCATTCCAGTTGTTTGATAATAGCGTTATCCGCCCTAAGCAGGAGCAGGTAATTAAGGCTATTGATGAAATACTTGCTTTTAACAGCGTATCACTTAACCTATACTTTAAGACACTAGCGCCAATTGAGTTTACTGATACAACAGAGGTAACAGATGTTGAAGTAGTTGAGGAGGAAACAGGTATTAAAATGAGTGCTTGCGAGCACGATATGCCTGAGGGGTATGATGATATAGCAGATGACCTTATTGCACTTGGCGAGGATGAGAACCTTGAGGAGTGGGAGTTGGTTGATGAGCGTGATGTAGATTATGAGCAGGAGGAAGCACTGGACAAAATGATGGGCTTTGCCTCAACTGGTACTGCACGCCCTAATGCTAAGAGTGAGCAAGATGGGGAGAATGTAGAGGGCACTAAATTCCTTGTACGCTATAAGTACGATGGCAGTAGCAACCCACAGCGTGAGTTTTGCCGCAAGATGATGTCAGCAAGCAAGCTGTACCGCAAAGAGGATATTATACGCATGGAGAACCAAGCCGTTAATCAGGGCTTTGGCCCAGAAGGTTCCTCAACCTATTCTATTTGGTTGTATAAGGGTGGTGCAAGGTGTAAGCATAAATGGATACGCAGAACCTACATGAGTAAGGGCGGTGTACGCCCTGATGTAACCTCACCTAATGCTGATACTATTAGCACTACAAAGGCTAGACAGAAGGGCTTTAGACCAGAGGCTAACGACCCTAAGGTTGCTGTAACGCCTAGCAATATGAAAAACAAAGGATTTATTAACCCTCCTTCCAGTAAGGATATTCAAAGCGGTATATAATGGCACAAGTATTATTCGTTAGCCCTGCTGATGTAATTAAGCGCACTGGTATCAATGGAAATGTTGATAGAGACCAGATGATACAATTTATTAAAATTGCTCAGGACATTCATGTTCAGGGCATAATGGGAACGAGATTGTTTGAGAAGTTTAAAACTGATATAGCAGCAGGTAACATACCTACTAACTATCAGACTCTCTTAGATGATTATATTCAGGATATGGTAATCCACTATGCCGCTGTTGAGATACTGCCTTACATCCATTATAAAGTAGCAAATGGAGGCATCTATACTAAGGGTGCTGAGAATGGTACGAGTGTTACTAAGGAGGAGTTGGATTATTTAGTACAGAAGGAGCGAGATATAGCAGAGCATTATGCTAGGAGATTTGTAGACCATATGAGTTTCAATAATGCTACCTATCCAGAGTACAATCAGAATAACAATGATGATATGTACCCTACTAAGAATCAGAATTTCGCAGGATGGGTTCTGTAAGAACTACCTATAAGCCTAAACAGGCTAACATCCAGAAGTTGAAGAAGTATCTCATGAAAAAGAATAAGAAATGAGCAACAACATTAATTGGGGAAAGATATATGAGTCTACTGCTTGGGGCAATACTGACAATAATATAAGTTGGGGTAGTGCATATGCTGATTTAGCAGGAATTGTTCCTGCATTAGTAAATGAGTTTGTATCAAGAGTAGAGGCAGATGGAGGTAGTGTTGAGTCTACTGAATGCTTGTCTACTGATTTAACTTTCCTAACAACTAATCCATAAGATATGAGTTTTTTTGATGATGCATCTCTTGCATTCTTACCGAGTAGTGGAGCAGGGAAAGATGGTAAGGCATATAGTATAAAGCCAACAACAGGTGATGGGGACTTCACCTTTTCAAGAGGTTCAAACCTTGCGGCTACTCGTGTAGGCCCTACGGGATTGATTGAGAAAGGGCGGGAGAATTTACTTTTACGCTCTAATCAGTTTGATACGACTTGGGTAAGTATAAACACTACTGAGACTGGTGGGGAAACGGGTTACGATGGTAGTTCCGATGCGTGGCTTTTGACAAAAACGAATGCAAATGGTCGTATCTATCAATCAATATCTTCAAGCGGTGTTCAGTCAATTTCAATATACGCAAAAGCTGGTACTCTTGATTGGCTAAGGCTTCAAGTGATTGATGCAATTAATAATCCTAGTGTGTTTTTTGACTTACAAAATGGAGTAATTGGAGTAAATGCTGGAGCGAACTATGTAGACTCAAGCATTGAGAGTATTGGAACGGATGGATGGTATAGAGTAAGCATTACTTTTGATAAAGCAATATATTTATTTAATATTTACCCCGCCGAAGGCGATGAAGACACAAGCGGAACAAGCGGAAACATCTACATCCAAGATGCACAAGTAGAAATCGGCTTGGCCGCTACGGATTACATTGAATCGGGAGCGACAACGGGAAAGGCGGGATTGTTAGAGGACGAACCCCGTTTTGACTATTCGGGGGGTGCGACTTGTCCGTCTCTTTTGTTGGAGCCGAGTAGGACGCAGTTAGTAACGCAGTCGGAGTATTTTGGGGGTAGTGATTGGGTTTCTTCTTCTAATGTAAATATAACCGATAATGTAACAACAAGCCCCGAAGGAGTGCAAAACGCTGCTTTAATCAACTTTACCTCGGGTTCAAACTACTTTCAAAACGGCGGTGCTGGTATGGTTTCGGGAAGTACTTATACGATTTCTTGTTATGTAAAAAGAGCGTTATCAACTGACCAAGTTTTTAGATTATATGGGAATGGCAACATAGTGTCTGGTAATTTTACTGCTACTTCAGAATGGCAAAGATTTACTTACACATTCACAGCAGCCTCTACTAATTTTTCTTGTGGTTTAACTACCCCATCTACTTGTCAAATTCATTTATACGGATTCCAAGTAGAACAAGCCTCCTACCCAACAAGCTACATCCCGAACCATTCGGGCGGGAGCGTTACGAGGGGGGCGGATGTTTGTACGGGTGCTGGAGATGCTTCAACCTTTAACGATAGCGAAGGGGTTTTGTATGCTGAAATTTCTGCTTTAGCAAATGACGGCACTTTTAGAAATATAAGTGTTAGTAATGGAACAACTGCTCAAGCAATTCGTATATATTACCGAAGCAATGATGACCAAATCACATTCCTTTTAGGTAGTTCATCGGGTAGTGGTATTACAACATCAATACCAAGCGCAACGGATTATATCAAGGTAGCCGCAAAATATGACACCGATACAATAAAATTGTTTATTAATGGTGCTTTGATTAACACTATATCCTCTCTTACTATGCCAACGGGCTTACAACAATTAGATTTTAACATTGCTGGTGTTCTCCCGTTTTATGGAAAATCAAAGCAAATTCTTTATTTCCCCGAAGCACTATCCGATGCCGATTGTATAACCCTCACAACATTATAAAGATATGATTACTCGTAAATACGAATTCACCAATGAAGCAGCAGCAGATGCTGCAATAGACCTCTTAAGAGATGAGGAAGGAAACCTAACTGAAGCAGTAGTGAAGTTGGGATACCTTACCACAACTCCTGCAACATATGATGAAGAAGGAAACGAACTCACCCCTGCGATAGTAAGTGAGAAGTATGCCGTAGATGTACATTGGAAGAATGTCCCTAACCAAGTATGGCAGCAGTATTTAGTCTGGCCTACGCCTATGGGTATTCACTCCTTTGGTAGTTCAAGTTCAAGAGATGAATACGCTACTGCCTATTGTATCCTATACCCTAACTCAACATATTGTAACCCACCAATAGATGAAGATACCGAGTAGAACATCTCCGAAGGGAGGTAGAAGAGGATGCCTATGCTGGGACAAAGCAACATACTCGATAGACTGTTGCGACGGATCCTTGCGTGCCCAGGGTCTAGGATTGATCGTAGATACAAATCCACCGGTAGGATATACGATTGCCTGGAACCAGGAGGTACTTGATTTCCAAAACTACTTGACGGCGTCTTTCCACGTCGGCAATGGCCAGGCAAATGCTAACGTCTACTACACGATCACAGACGGCCAAGGTGGAGAGCTTATTGGTGTAGAGAACCTCGGTAATGATGTAGAGAAAGACATTCCGGTGAACGTCAGCTCGCTGGCTGACGGCACCCTAACATTGAGCGCCTACTTGGCGGATCCAAACGAGGGAGTCACAATAACAGATACGATCCAGAAGATAGTAGAGACAAGTGAGTATGTATATACATTACAGGCTCGTATGGATGTATTTGAGGCGGAGGCTTGTACT